AGAAGATAAGTTAGAAGAAGTTAAAATGCCTTCTACCAAATCTGGAATGATTAAAGCTCTTTTCGACAAAGTTAATGGAATGAAAAAGGAAGAAGTTTCCTCTAAGTGGAAAGAACTTATGGATGTTGCTGAAGCAGAAGATACAGGCGGCCCAACACCAACCGATTCTGACAACAAGAAAGATAAAGTTGCAGTTAAAGGAAAGAAGATGAAAGCATCTGACCTTCCAGAAATCAATGTAAAAGAAGATATCGAAGCATTGGTTCAAGGTGAAGAACTTTCCGAAGATTTCAAAACAAAAGCATCAACAATTTTTGAAGCAGCTGTTTACCAGAAAGTTATGGAAGTTTCCACAAAGAAAACTGAAGAACTTGAGGAAGAGTATCAAAAAGATCTCCAAGAAGAAATCATTTCTTTCAGAGATGAGTTGACAGAAAAGGTTGACGGATACTTGAACTATGTTGTTGAAGAATGGATGAAAGAAAACGAACTAGCACTCGACAGTTCACTTAGAAGTGAAATTACAGAAGAGTTCATTACTGGTTTGAAAGGTCTATTCACAGAGCATTACATCGAAGTTCCAGAAGAAAAAGTAGACATGGTTGAAAACTTATTTGACCGCGTTGAGGAATTAGAGACTAAATTAAATGTCAAAATCGAAGAAAACGTTAAAGTTACAAACGAACTTAACGAATATCGCAAAAACAAGATTGTAGAAGAAGTTAGTAATGACCTTGCTGACACACAATCCGAAAAATTGAAAGAACTTGCAGAAGGTGTTTCAGTTGAAGAGGGCGATGTTGAAGATTTTGAAAATAAAGTAAAACAGATTAAGGAAAGTTATTTCCCTAGTCAAGTTAAAAAGGATGAAGTTATTAGTGAAGAAGAAAGTGTTAGTTCAGATGAGCAAGAGGAAACTCCTGTAAAAATGAATAGCATAATGGAAGCATACAGCAAAGCTATAGCTCGTGTGTAATACAAATTATTTTTAATCACATATTATAGGAGTTTAATAATATGCAACTTTCAGAAAATTTAAATGAAAAGTGGGCGCCGGTTCTAGACCATCCAGATCTTCCTAAGATTTCGGACAGTCATAAACGTGCTGTTACTGCTATGTGTCTTGAAAACACAGAACACCAATATGTTCAAGACCAAGAAATGAATGGTCAGAGTGGGTTATTGTCGGAGGCAACACCTACAACAATTAACGCTTTGACATCCACTAACCCATCTTTGGGTGGTGTTGCTGGTGGTTCAGTACAAACATCAGCATTCGGTTTCGCAGATCCAGTTTTGATCTCAATGGTTCGCCGGGCAATGCCTCAACTCGTAGCATACGATGTTTGTGGTGTACAACCAATGTCAGGGCCAACTGGTCTTATCTTTGCACTCAAGAGTCGTGTTAATACAATGGGTGGAGCTGAGATGCCTGGTGTTAATGCTGATACGACTGCAAGTGAGTCTGGTACAGCTAATACTGGTGATACAGTTAAAACGCCTGGTCTTTTAATTACAGGAACAGACGGAACTGGTCAAACAGGAACAGAATTTGCTGCTTCAAGTGCTCTGGAAACAGATGGCGGTGAAGGAGATATTGCTGGTGAGATGTCATTCTCAATTGAGAAGGTATCCATCGCTGCTGGAACACGTGCTCTCAAGGGTTCGTATTCTATGGAATTAGCACAGGATTTACGTGCTGTTCATGGATTGGATGCAGAAGCAGAACTTGCTAACATCCTTTCTAGTGAAATTCTAGTTGAGATCAACCGTGAAGTAATTCGTAAGATTTACATTAACGCTGCTGTTGGTGCTCAAATTGGTACTACAACTGCTGGAATTTTTGACCTTGACACCGATTCTAATGGTCGTTGGATGGTTGAGAAGTTCAAAGGTCTGATGATGCAGATTGAAAAAGATGCTAATCAGATTGGAAAAGACACACGCAGAGGAAAAGGTAATATTATCATGACCTCTTCAGATGTCGCTTCCGCTCTTCAGATGGCAGGAATGTTGGATTATGCTCCAGCAATGAGTACTGACATTAACACAGATACAGCATCCTCAACATTTGCTGGTGTTCTTAATGGACGCTATAAGGTTTATGTTGATCCTTATGCTGATGCTCACGCACAAGAGTTCTATTGTGTAGGTTACAAAGGTGATTCACCTATGGATGCTGGTATATTCTATTGCCCATACGTTCCTCTTCAGATGGTTCGTGCGGTTGATAGTTCTAGTTTTCAACCACAGATTGCTTTCAAGACACGCTATGGTTTAGTTGCTAACCCATATGCTGAGAATGCAAGTACATCTACTGGTCGTTTAACTGGTGACTTGACATCTAATCCTCACTTGAACGTATATTACAGAAAAGCTTCAATTTCAAACTTGATGTAATTCGTTCCCTACATATAGTAGGATTTCAAAAGGGAGTAGAGAAATCTGCTCCCTTTTTTTGTTTGTAGTCATTTTCTTGTGAGAAAAATATGTTGATAGTGATTGGTAACGGCAATTCTAAAACTATTTCTGATTTAACCCTTTTCAAAAATCATACCACATATGGTTGTGATTATATCTACAAAAGAATAAGTCCAGATAATTTAATTAGCGAAAATATCGAAATTCAAGTGAAACTTATCGTTGGTAACTACACCAAAAAACACGTTTCTCATTTTAGAAATTTCACTCTTATTCCAAGTTTTCATTACGATATGATGAAACAATCTACGGATAAGAGAATGACAATTGCAGAAAATGAACCAACCACCGAAAATTTTATACAGTTTGCTCATGAAGGTGTGATGTATTTTCTTTGGATAGATTCCAATGATTTGACAAAAAATATTGATTGGTGGGGAAATGAATATGATGATTGGACAACAGAAACAGTTGCTTTAAGACTAGCTTGTATGGAAAATCCAAACGAAACATTATATTGTGTGGGATATGATTATTTTCACAATCAAACCAGTTCGGGTGTTTATCTAGGTTCATCCACCAATATTACTAATCCAGAAAGTCAGGATTGGATAAAACAACATAGTAAAATAGAAGAAGAGTTTCCAAATTGTAAGTTTGTTTATGTTGGTAAGGATATTGATTATCCAGAGTTTGAAAAATTGTTACATAAATAGTAATATAATATAAAGGAATTTATGGCCGCATCAAACAAAGTACCTGACAATTTAAATTATCTTTCCAACATTAGTTTTAGATTAATGATGGAGGACGCACCACATCTTACTTGGTTTTGTCAATCAGTAAATGTGCCGGGCGTTTCAATTCAAGCAATTGAAATGGTAAACCCATTTGCGAACATACCATATGCTGGAAATAATGTTTCATTTGAGGAATTATCAGTAACTTTTATAGTTGATGAACATCTAAAAAATTGGATTGAAATTTATGACCGTGTTATAGCATTAGGTCTTGGAGAAGGAACAGAAAATTATAGACTCTTGAAAAACTCTTCAGACTTAACACCTAGAGGTGGAACAGTATCTACTATTGTTTTATCTGTTTTAACAAGTGGAATGAATCCACAAATGGAATTTCATTTTTACGAAGCATTTCCAATTTCTATATCCTCTTTGGAGTTCAATAGTGCTTCTACTGATGTGGAATACTTTACTGCCACAGCAACATTTCGCTATACTAATTATGAGATAAAGAATTTATTAAATAACTAAAATTATGGAACTTGAAAAAATTATGTCGATGTGGGAGGAAGATGCTCACATTGATGATAAAGACTTGGATAATGAGTCTCTAAACATACCAAACGTACATCAAAAATACTTAGACATATACTCAAAAGAGAAACGTAAATTGAGCGATCTTGAAACTCATTGGAAGGTTCTCTTTCAGCAAAGATGGGAAGCAGTCGTTTCTAAGAACGGAAAAGCACCAGACCACAACATTCGTATATCCAAAACTGAACTGGAACGACACTATGTTGGTGCGGATGAAGTTCTTCAAAAGGCTGAAAAAATTATGAACGGACAGAAAGGAAAAGTCGAATACCTTAAATCAGTACTTTCAATGATTGAGAATAGGAGTTTCCATATCAACAATGCAATCAATTGGAGGAAGTTTGTAGCGGGTCTTGGATGACCACTCAAATATTGATGGAAAAGGATACGGAAGTATTCGTTAGACTGATATGTGAGCCTCATGTAAAAATGGAATTGAATCATTATTTTCGATTCCGGCCAAATGGTTATCAGTTTATGCCCATGTATCGAAGGAAAAAATGGGATGGATACGTTTACCTTTTCAATATGGATAGTCACCGAATTTATGCTGGATTGAAACCAGAGATAAGTAGATTCGCTGTAGACAGAGAATATGAACTTATAGATAATACAGAAGAAGTAATTGAATCTATTTCTAATGAGGATTACCTTAAATTTCTTACATCATTTCCTTGTGAGTATAAATTAAGAGATTATCAAAGTCTCGCATTAAGACATTCAATAGATAAAAAAAGATGTGTATTGTTGTCTCCAACTGCTTCGGGAAAATCTCTTATCATTTACTATCTGATTCGTTATTACTTTCCTGAAAAATCGTTGGT